TAAAATAAAAAAGACCTATACCAAAAAAAGTACAGGTCAAAAAATAACAAAATTTATTTATGACCCATAGCGAATTATTTACGGCAATTCGTAGAAACTCTCCACCCTATCTGGAGTATATATGGATTAATTTTAAATTTTTCTTGTATTTAAAGGGTTTGTAAAGGTACTTATTAACAACTGCTCTTAAAATGCTCTCATTTGCAAAAATCACCTATTTACATCGCCATCTTATCATAATTTATTTAGTAATTCAATAATTTTTTCAGAAGAGTCAGGATAAAGATGAGCGTAAATATTTAAAGTCGTATCTACTTTTTCATGTCCAAGTCGCTTAGAGATAAAAAGCGGATTTACATTTAAATGGATAAGCAACGATGCGTGAGAGTGTCTTAAATCGTGAACACGTATTATTTTGACACCAGCCGCAACTGCTATCTTTTTCATCTCTCTTCTAATTAAAGCAGGATCCAGAATAAATAATCTGCCTGTTGGTTCCGGTTCATAAAGTTTAGATATATAATCCTTTAGAACGTTTACCAAGTGAGTAGTAATTGTAACAACTCTTTTACTGCTTGCTGTCTTTGTACTTCCTATTATATCCTTTTTTTCAACTCTTGAATAGCTTTTATTTATATTAATAGTTCCTTTTTCTAAATCTATATCTTCGAGCGTCAACGCTAGAAGTTCTCCTAAACGAATTCCAGTCCAATAGAGTACGTTCAGAATAGTAAACATATCTATTCTTTCAGCTTTAGCAATAACTTTTTGAAACTCCTCTAAAGTCCAGATTTGCATTTCGGGAGCCGCTTTTTTCCCGATACTTCCGGCGATTCTGACTGGATTTTGTTTTAAATTACAGAAAGAGACTGCATAATTGAAAATGCTGGAAAGGGTTGTGTTTATCAACTTTAAATAAGTGGCGGTATCATTTTTGGATATCAACTCATTTTGAAACTTTCTAACAACTATAGGAGTTATTTCAGAAACAGGCTTATTTTTGAAATAAGGCATTAGATGCTCTTTAATAATGCTTTTTCTTAAAGCGATAGTAGTTTCTCTTAGCCTATGAGAAATATCATTTAAATAAATTTCAACCAAACTTTCAAAAGTCATCGAAATTTTATACTCTGCTTTAGCTAAGAATTCACGCTCATATTCCAACGCTTCTTTTTTAGTCTTAAAACCCCTTTTAAACTTTTGCTTTCTAGTTCCTTCATGATCATCGTAATAAAATCTAGATATCCAAGTTCCGTTGCTATCCTTCGTTGCTGACATTGCTTGCTCCTGCAAGTCCAAATTTTTTCAAAAGATAGTATTTGTTTACCCTTCCTCTTATTGTTAAAAACCCTTCTCTTTCCATTTGTGCATTAATCTTTCTCATTTCAAGATAAGCTTTTGCATTACTAACCTTTAAAATTTCCATCACTTCTTTTACCGTTATCATTTCGTTCATAATTTTACATTCTCCAATCGTTTTCTATTCTTTGCATATTAATTTCCCATTTTTTATCGTATTGATTCAAAATTTGTTCTTTAGTGAATCGCATTTTTCTATACAAATGTATGTAATAACTGAGGGCTTTGTGCATAAAGCCATTCAGGACTGACTGCATTAGAGATAGTAATAAATCTTTTTTATCATATTGTATTCGTAATTTTGTTGATGATTCTAAATCGAAAGAACTGCAAAAACTCTCTTTTATCCATTCTTCTTGAGTGTTTATGTACTCTGCTATGAAGAACAGAATATCTACCAGCTCTTCCAATTGTTTTTCTCTTGAATTAGTATCCTTCTTCACCCACGATTTGTGAGTGAAATCGGTTTCTTCATTAAATTCTATACATTCAGCAATCAAGGAAGTCATGATATCGTTTTTAGTTCTTTTAGTTGTAAATCTACATGCTATTTTATCGCTTAATATTTGTTGTCTTTGCAGTACTCTTTCCAAACTCATTCGACTATCTCCTTTTTTCTAGACTGATACGTTCCAAATTTTGATATGTACTCTTTCATCCAGTCCCGATTTAAAGTTTCCCAAATTTGCTTTTCTTCTGAAGTCATGAAACTTTTCTTTATATAACGTCTATGTAAATCGGCTGCTACTTCATCTTTTTTTAGTTTTTCTTCTCTTCTCCAAACGAAATAAGTAATTCCTAAGTGATTCATTTTCTTTTCTTTCATTATTCAGTCACTCCTAAAATCTCAAATTCAACCATGTTTAAATAAGATTGTATATATTTCATAGCCGTAGATAATTTACCAAACTCTTTTCTTTTTCCGTGTCTTTCCACCAAAACAACTGAGGAGTTTGCTAACATCCAATAATCGCTTAATAATTTTCTTGGAAGTTGATCCTCTAAAGTTCCAATATCTATTGCATCATGTCTTTGTTTTGCAATCGAATTTGTTGCGAATCTTTTATTAGAAATGCTTTCCACAACTCTTTTTCTATGAACTGAAGAGATATAAAACAACTCAAAACTGTTTAAAGTGTCATTGATAATATTCTTTGCTTTCGTTAAAGCTGTTTTGAACTTTGGAAGTAAAAAGGTATCTTTATTTTCCCAAAAGGCTTTTATTTCAGAAATTAATTGTTTCATCGCACAAAGTAAGAGTACAAATTCTCCGTCTTTTGAGCTTATGTTTCTTTCATTTTTTAAATGAAACTTAAAAAGTTCTTCTCTCATTTCTAGTTGATAGTCGTAAAAAGTTCCAAAAGCACTTGTTTTTTGTGAATGATATTCAAGTGCTAAAGACATCAAATCAACTCTTGAAATTCCAGGAAGTTCTACTATTCCTTTTTCCCAATGATCATATATTTTCCGTTGAACCGGTTTCGAATATTCTTCTATTTTTTTCTCGATATATTCTCTATCTTTGAATAAATCTTGCTTTGAGGAGAGAGAAATTCCAATTTTTTTCGAAATCTCTTCAACCTCAGCAGGATTTTTTAAATTTACAGTAGCTTTTTCATCTAATTCATTTACAATTTCATCACAGATTATACATTTGATAAGTTGTGCATCTGCAGCAATAACTCTTTGAGCTCTATCTTCTAAAGTTGTTTTAGTTTTTTTACTTCTTCTTCTCATAGTCCTATTCATAGTTTCCCTCCTGTATGAAAATCTATCTGAATTAATTTATTTTTTCGACTTTATAAATGTTTTTAAGTCTCATCATCAAAATTTACTCCTTATTACCATGGAAATTCATCTTCTGCTTGTTGTCTGAACTGTTGAGGTTGTTTAACGTCTGTTCCTTTTGATTCTAAAAACTCTATGTTGCTTATCATTACTTCTGTTGACCAAATTTTTTGACCATCTTTCTCGTAGTTAGATACCGACAGTCTTCCTTCTAATGCTATTCTATGACCTTTTTTTGTGTATGCTGCTAGCACCTCAGCAGTTTTACCAAAAGCTACACAATTGATGAAGTCTGTTCCGTCATCTTTGCTCATTCTATTTACTGCAACTGTAAATTTTGTGTATTTCTTATCAATTCCTTTTAGTTCTAGATCCTTTGTTATTCTTCCAATTAAAATCACTTTATTCATTTATTTCTTTCTCCTTTAGCAAAAAAAACTCTTGCGTTCTAACTTTTAAACCGTTTAAAATTTGAAAATATTCAGATATTTCAGAGTCTTTAACTTTCATATTGTATTCTTCTTTTAAGAACTTCCTAGCTTTCTGTTTCGAGTAGAAAGTGTGTTTGTGAGTTCCTGTATCAATATCCACAATCCAAACTGTTTTATAAGCCTTCCTACTGTCCCATTTAGCCATTGCTTGTTCTAACCAAACTGCTTCAATTCGTGTATAAAATTCTGTATATGCGTCCCAAAAGTCTAAGTGCGAAGGCACATCTATTAATATTCTTTTCTCATTTTCATGAATTATTAGTATCTTCCTCAGACCTTCTAACGGCTCAAGATGGTGTATTTCTCCAATATCAATAATCTGCATATTCCTTCCTCCTTGGTCATTCACACACTATTCTATATTCAGAAATTATTTTCTCTACATCTCCTTCAAATAATTTGCAAGCAATATTGTAAAGCTCAGGAAGCTTATCGAGTATTTTCTCTACATAATCTAGTTTGCTTAGTTTAGTTCCGTTTTTCTTGTTGTAACCTGCTAACCTTCTTTTTAAATTAATATGATATTTCGAGTTAAACTCTTTATATAATAAATCCCATCTTTCTTTAAATTGATTTCCACCCATTCTTACAACTTTATTCAGAATTTGTCTTTGTTCTGATAACTCTATCTTGTCTGTTAGTGCAATGATCACGTCTTCTTTATATTCAATCTCTTGTTCCAAAGGCTTAATTTTTAAATCCATCAATTCTTTTGCTGCCTCAATAGAAGAAATACCACCGGCGTATATAGTTAAAACTAACTCTTGCTCTCTGTTTAGCGAAGTAATTTTCTTTATCTCGTTCTCTAATGCTTCAATATAAGCAATCACCTTTTTTCTTACATGTTTGCTTTCTCTTATAAGTACCTGTTTTGCTTGAGCCAAAGTTAGTTCAAACATTGGATATTCCTTACCTCTAGGACTTATATAATTTGACTGGAAAATTTTTTCCAGTGAGATTTCCTCCTCAAATTCATCTCTAATTACTTTTAACAAAACGTTATGTCCAAGCTCTGCTCTGTTACCTTCCTCTTTTCTAAAGAAGTTTATTTGTTCCAATAATTCTAATGACGTTATTGTTTCTTTTTTTAGTGTTAAATTTTTCATTTATCCCTCCTGAAAGCCTTAAAATACCCGTTGTATTTTGATTTTAGTTCGCTCACTAGATTTTCTGTGAGCCAAACCTCTTCAATGTGATATAGATTTTTAAACTCTTTATCGCCTAGCGTATGAGCCTTGCTGTGACAAACTCCACAAAGCGGTAAAAAGCCAGTTTTAAGCCCGTTGCAGTGTTCGTAACCTCCGATGCTCGCTACCGAAGGAATATGATGTAAGGCTATTGTTTCTTTTCTTCCGCACACTGAGCAGGTTTTTGACAGCATGCAGGCTATCACATACCTACGGATGTCAGGAACTACAGTTCTGATACTTTTTAATTTCCTTTCCTGTCCTTTTCCCTCTGGGATTTGTATGTTGTAATCGTTGTTCAAACTCCATTCAATTATGAATTGAGTAAATTCTGATGCAATTTCTTTAGTTGCCGCATTTGATTTAAACGGACTTATACTAAACCAAAGCATATCTTTTTCCTCACAAAATTGGTTTTGCAGGATATCTCTCATTTCTTCTCTTGTGTAGCCTATTAGATCTCCAAGTTCACTGCATAACACCCATATCAATTTCGATTGTTCTAACGAAAGCCTTTCAACTTGTACGATTTCCCATTTACAGTTTTCTAAGAAAGAGTGAAGAGCTTTAAGTCTCTCCACTCCTAATCCTTCTGTTATTTTTAAAGTGCACCTATTATTTTGTCGGTCAGTTATCAATTCGTACACTTTAAGACACCTTCAGCTTGTTATATATATACTTGAGCTTATCAGTATCAAGTTCTTCTAAATTAGAATTCAATTCTTTAAGAATTAAGTTCAATTCCTTATCTTTGTTTAATTTTTTAATAGCTCTAATAGCTTTTGCTATATTTTCACGCTCTTTCTCTTTTTCTATTTCCTCAGCGTCGTCAGGTAAATCTTCACCTGCATAGATGTATAGACCAAGTCCAAACATAGCTAGATTCTTGGTCAAACACCGCATAATCGCTTTATTAATTGCGACCATGTCCGGCTCTAATATCGCTTTGTTTCTATGATCCGTTACAGCTAACCACATATCATGAGTGATATCATCAACTGTAACAGAAGTATAGACCATATAGCCTAACTTTGAATTTCCAAAAGCCGGTATTCCGTTCGCATCTTTTTGTATCGTATATCGAGCTTGAGGATATATTTTACAGAATTCTCTCCAAGCGTTTGACCACGATATGTAAGTTAAACCGTTTTTTTTCTCTGTATAATCATTTACGTTCAATTTCACTACTTCTTCGAATTTTTTCATCTTCTAACACCCTCCACCACGATCTTATCTGTCTCATTATGTACGAAATCAAGACCAGGAGTCAGCACACCGGTTTCAAGATATAGTTTTTTTGCTTTTACTTTATCAACGTCTTTTCTGACTCGTAAAAACTCTTCTGGAACTAAATCAAGATTCTCTACAACAGTTTCAACTGTTTTTAAAGTACGAATCTTGAATTTATATTCGTTAATCTCTAAAGATTTTATATTTTTGCTTTTCATCCATTCCAGAACCGTCTTTTCCTCTTGGATGATTTGTCTTCTCACTTCTCTTAGTTGCTCTTCTTTTTGTTTGAGCAACTTAACAAGTTCTAATTCATTTACTTGTTCTTTTAATTCTTCTATTTCTTTAGTCAATCTGTTCTCGATAGTTCCGTTTGCTCTCTCAATCATAGAATCATCAAATTTTATTATTTCCATGTTTGCTCCTTCAGAAATAAGGCTCTACCGTTTTGATAGAGCCTTTTCTAAATGTTTTCTTTGGTCATCGTTCATTTTTTCGAACCACCATTTATTTCTTTTTAGGCATTCTTTAGCTATTGCTTTTTCGCCAATACTCACAAGATACAGAACCCAGTAATATAAATCCTGAATCCTATGTCCTTTCCCGAGTTTTAAAACCTCAGGATCAGCTAATTTAATCGATATTGTCCGGGTCGTACTCTCTTTCAATATATTCCTTCCTAAGCTGATATAACGCTTCTAACGCTTCGTTAGGTGTCTTTCCGATTTCTTCTTCCCAGTCATCCTGAGCCACCCACACCAGATGCCTTATATCAAACTTTATTGTTATTTCTTCTGCTTCCCATCTTGCTCTTTTGTCCATCTCATCACCCTAACCTTGTAAAATCTAGTCCGCATTTCGGACAAATATAATTGGTTTCCGGAGGTTGATAAATCGAACCAGGATACTCATCTGTTATAACCAACAGACTGTCGCATTTTGTGCAAGTACTTCCATCTGTTCGATTATCTTGCTCCTCTTTAAGCAGATAAGTTAACCATTCATCTCTTTCTTGATTAGTCATATCTACCATCTCCCGCTCACTTTAGCTATTTGAGAGCTTAGTGCTTCCACTTTGCTCCAGAAGTACAGATTATCTCTGTTTGATTCTTCCATTATCGAATCTAACAACCACCCATACTCTTTTCTCGCTTCTTCCTCTCCAATGCAAGCTATTAGCTTGTTCACGAGGTATTGAGCTAATATTTGATTATCTATTTGCATGATACCACCTCCTCGATTTGAGCAAGCTTCAAGAACTCTTCAAGAGTTTTGTTGCTGAGGTCGTATCCTCGGATTTCCAAAATTTTTTGCAAGTTTTTTAGTTTTCTTAATGTCATAATTCCCTCCTGAAAGATTTTGTTTACTCTTTTCGTATAAATTATAAAAAGAGTGTCGCTTTTTAAGCTAAAAAAGTCCTGTTTTAGTTGCTTATTAGCAACTATTTAACCAAAAAAAATTGGCTTTATGTTAGTAATTATATACTTATATTCGCTTTTTGTCAATATATTTTTATTAAAAATCGCTTAAATGCGTTTTTATTGATTATTAATGACTAAAAGCAGTATAATTAAATTAAACAGGAGGGTACTATGGATAATGTAAAAAAATTAGGTGAAAAAATCAAACAGAAAAGGGAAGAAAAAGGGTGGAGCATGGAACAACTAATAAGTGAACTTGCTCGAGAAGTTTTTGAACTTAATAAATCATCGCTTTATAGAATCGAAAATGGAGAACGTCAAAAAGTTGATACAATGTTGATGATAAAACTTTCGAATATTTTCAATTACAATTTTTTTGAAGAGCTAGGATTAAGGGTAACTACATTACCAAAGGCGGTGATGAACAGTATATCAGTTTTCAAAAATATTGATTTAAAACATCGTTTTAAAAGTGAGTTTGGAGATAACACAACAACAACTGCTATTACAATATCATCAAAAGAAGCTATGCCGCCGACCATTTTAGAGAATGATCAAGTTGTTTTAGAAGATACAAAAAAATTGCAGGTAGGTGATATAGTCTTAGTAAGAAATTATACAACAAATAGTCAATTCGTACGTCGTTTTGAAGGAAAAGTAGATTCTTCATATTTGTTTTCAAACGACGGTTCTCGGTACGATAAAGAAAAAATGGATGATGTTACAATCGTTGGTAAAATTCAATCTTACAAAAGGGAAAATATGGCACTTCCTTTTAACCCTGGAACTTTTGCATACGAAAGTTTAAATTTTGAAGAAAAAATAGCTGTAGATACAGTCATTTCTATTCTTAAAAAAAATAAAAAATAGATAAAAAACTTTACAAACGTAAATATAAATTATATAATATCTATGCACATGATTTATTCTGAAGGCTTAAAGCTATAAAGTCCAAAAAAAAGATCTAGAGATTTGCAAGTTCTTTAGGTCTTTTTTTTATTTTCATATTCGCTTTTTAACGAATTTATGAATATTTTTTAAAAATAATTTGACGAAAAGCAACAAAAATGGTAAAATAGAGGAGAGGTGATGAACGTGATTGGTGAAGAATATTACGCAGAAATCGTCTTTTTAAGATTGAAAAAGAAAGTCTCAGCTGTTGAGTTATCAAAGCGGATGGGATATTGCAGATATTATGTAACAAAACGGTTGAAGGAAGGTTGCGTTGAAATGTTTCTCAAAGCAAAAGAAGCATTAGAGCAATTTTAATTTTTTTTTGGTCTGTTTGTTGCAAAAAGACGAAACTCAGTTTTGCTCTGAGCGAGGGTCATAAATCAAATAGCCCAACTGGGTGCTTTCCTAGAGTGGCTCTCGCTGAGGGTAAACCTCAAATAAAATTTCATAGTTCCAGTGAGCTGTTACCTAAAAAATGAAATGAAGGGAGGAAAACTTCCATGAATTTCATCTTGTTTACAAATTCCTTGGTAACAGTTCACACCCCTGTTTTTATAATTGATATATACTCTCGAAGCCAACTGTTGGGGAATATTGGTGTACCATTTGCTCCTCCGTTAAAATATTTGAGATATGTTCACTATTATGTAAATGGTACGTCGAGAGTGTTTATGAATTATAAAACCCAACAGAAAAACCAGGAGGAAATATTAAATGAGAATGATAAGACAAAGCGATTTAAATAATCTTGACTACTTCCAAGTCCCTAAGTGGATTTGGAATCTTTTTATTGAGAAGAAAATATCTCAAGGAACTTTTAAAGCGTACGTATTGATGTATGACAGAATTAGATTATCTTCAAAAAATGGTTGGATAGATGAAGAAGGTCATGTATTTATAAAATACAGTTATGATGAATTATGTGAAGATCTAAAATGCTCTAGACAATCAGTATCTAACACTCTTAAAGAAATGACAGAATTCGGATTAATTGAAGTTAAGAAAAATTTTGGAGATGCTAACACTTATTATTTAACAATAAAAAATACTAGCCAAGAAAACTTTACTGATAAAGATATCTTTACTAGTAAAAATAACTTTACTGGTAAAGAAAAATATACTAGTAAAGAAAACTTAGACTATAACAGTCTAGAAAACTTAGACTATAGAAGTCAAGAAAATTATACTAGTCTAGAAAACTTGACTAGTACAAAAAACTTAACTCACAGTAGTCTAGAAAACTTGACTCACAGTAGTCTAGAAAACTTAGACGCTATTAATAATAACTTTAATAAGAATAACTCTAGTAATAATAATATAAAAAAAAATACGCACACGTGCGAAACAGAAAATCAAAAACTTATTCCTGACTGGATTCCATTTAAAAAACCAGAGTTAAGAGAAATATTCAGTGTGTATTTAACAACTATGCTAGCAAATAATAAAATGCTTGCAGATGTAGCTATTATGCAATTAAAGAGAATGAGTCAAGATGAAGATGAGTTGATAGAGATAGTTAGCAATGCGGTTTTAGGAGGTTATAAAACTTTCAGAGCGTTAGATAAAAAAACTATCAAGACTCAAGCTACAGAAGAAAAAGAGACAGTTAAAAAGACTGAGTACACACAATTAGATGATTCTTGGTTAGATAAATTGCTTTAAAAAAAATAAGGGGAGGAACTAAAAAAATGGTTAAATGTGAATATTGTGGAATGGAGTACAAAGAAAATACAGCAGATCTAAGTTTTTTACCTGAGGTGATTAGAGAAAAACTGAAATATGTTCCTAGTTGCTATTGCTTAGAAGAACAGAGAAAAGCAATCAGATTAGCTAAAGAGAAAACTCTTGAGTATGAGAGACAACTTAACAAGATAAAGAAATACAGAGATATCTCAGTAGTTGATAATCAGTTCAGAGATTCAACTTTCAATAAGGCTAATATGGATGAAAAGCATATGAAACTAGCTAAAAAGTATGCTGAGAAGTTTCTAGAAAAAGGGACGGATAAAGGCATTTTATTTTTCGGAGATTGCGGGACAGGAAAAACATTCGCTAGTGCATGTATAGCTAATCATCTGATGAAGCACGGTAAAACAGTCTTGGCTTTAAATTTGAACGGGTATTTGAACAGATTAAAAGTGGATTGGGCTGAAGCAGAGAGAGATATTCTTGCTAAAGTTCTTCAATGCGACTTGCTAATCATAGATGACTTTGGAACTGAGAAAAAATCGGACTGGATGCTAGAAAAAGTATTCAGTTTGATAGATGCAAGATACAGATCTAATAAACCGCTCATAATTACAACAAACTTGAATTATGACGAGAACTCTATGAACTGTGAAATATCAAAACATTTCACAATTGACGGAAAAGATAGAATAAAAGACAGAATTAATGCTATGTGCTATCCTTACCGAGTTGCAGGGACTAGCAAAAGAAAAATCACAGCAGAAGAATTTGCGGAATTTTTGAGTTAGGAGGATGGATGTTAGCGATAGTTGGTGGTGGAATAGCTGGATTATTGGTATATCTTTTCGCTAGAGAAGTAGCTAGAGAAAGAGCAAGAACTGATGATAAGATAACTGAGTTCCTGTGGAGAAATAGGCTGTAAATTGGAGGTAAAATGGAAATTTTTATAAAAGGCAATGTACCTTCCTCGAAAAACAGTAAGCAGATAACAGCTCAAGGGCTTTTGATAAACTCTAAAACGGTTAGGAAGTATGATAAAGAGTTTGGGTCGCAGTGGAATGATGAAAGGCTCAAAAGGAAGTTTAAAGAGGCTATAGAGAACAAAGTCAAACCACTTCGGATTGGATTTTATTTTCACAGATCTACGAGAAGAAAGTTTGATTATGTAAATGTAGCTCAATATCCGTTAGACATGATGGTCAAGAACGGGTGGATTGAAGATGATGATGCTACAAATGTAATTCCGTATTTTTTAGGTTATGAGGTAACTAAGAACAGTGGAGTAACAATAGTAGTTGGGGAGGAATAGGAACGAGTGAAAAAGGGAAAAAAAGGAACTAGATGTAAAAGGTGTGGTAGTTACAATTTAAGTATGAGAATTACTGAAACAAGAGTAACGCACTATCCTCTAGACTATATTACAAAAGAATTTGATAGGAAGTCTTCAAAAGAGGAAAATAAAATTGAAGTTAGCTACAAGTGTTGGAGTTGTGGCTCAACTAATGGGGTGAAATAATGGGATTAATAAACAGATATAAAGCGATGTCTTTAGAAGAGTTGTTTGAGGAAAAAACAAAATGTGAAAGAAAGTTGATAGATGCTAAATTAAACATTTGGTTTTATCAAGAGGCTATAAAAAGCATAGAGGAGATAACTAAAATGAAGTATTTAGCAACTGCAATGGGTAAAATGGAGGAATATGGAAAGGGAGAAGATTTTACTTGAACTAATGTACGACTGGATAGAAAAGATTTTGACTGAAAGAGAAAATGAAATTTGGACTCTTTATAGATCATCTTTAAAACCTCGTGATATAGCCGAGAAACTGAATGTATCGACAGAATACATTAGAGTTAGACTATTTAAAATTAAAAAGAAAATTAAAAAACACGAAAAGTGGTTAGAGGAAGTCAAGAAATTAAGAGGGTTATCCCTCTAATTTTTTTATAAGGAGGTATTAGCATGTTGACTCCAAAGCAAGAAAAATTCGTATTGGGATTGGTTGAGGGTAAAAGCCAAAGAAAAGCATATGAGGAAGCTTTTGATTGCACTAGGATGAAAGAGAAAACTATTGATGAGAAGGCTTCAAGGTTGTTCAGCACGGACAAGGTTAGAGCAAGATACAAGGAAATCATAGAACAATCAAAAGAGATAGCGTTATGGAACCGTGAGAGGGCTTTAAAAGAGCTTATAACTATGTTGGATGATAGTAAGCTCGATAAAAATTATAACGCACGTTATAACGCAATTAAAGAGCTAAACGCATTATGTAAACTTTATGATGAAGATATTAGTATAACAGATCCTAAAAAGTTGTCAGAGATTTTAAGGAAATTGTCAGCTGAAAAATTGGAGAAGATACTAGATGAGTTATAAAGATAAGTTGAGAGAGAAATTAAAAAGCAGGATAAATAAAATAAAAGCTGCTCAAGAATCATTACTTGATTTCACAACATATACTTTTCCGAAATACGAAGTATCAGATTTTCACAACTGGATAACAAAAGACTTAGATGAGTTCGTTTTTGGTGATTGCAATAAGATGATGTTATTTGCACCACCACAGCACGGAAAGAGTGAGTTATCATCTAGAAGACTTCCTGCACTACTCTTGGGACTAAATCCGAGCTTAAAAATAGCTATGGTGTGTTATAACGCTACTGTAGCTCGTGGATTTAATAAGAATGTTCAAGATATCATACTTTCTGATGAGTATAGAAGTCTGTTCCCTCGTACGGTTATAAAAGGAGTAACTGAGCAGGAAGGAATAGATGAACTGAAGAAAGCTGGAAGACAGTTGGAAAAGAACTCGTATATGTTTGAAACAACAGCAGGAGGATATTTCATCAGTGTCGGAGTTGGCGGAGGATTAACTTCAAAAACCGTTGATGTTTTGATAATGGACGACTTATACAAAGGGGCTATGGACGCATATTCACCGGTTTTCAGGAAAAGAGTAGTTGAGTTTTATAATACAGTTGCAGAAACAAGACTACATAATAAATCAAAACAATTGATTTTATATACAAGATGGCACGAGGAAGATTTAGCTGGAGTCTTATTAGAGAAAGAATCTGAGCTTTGGAAAGTGCTGAAGTATGAAATATTGAAAAGAAATGAATATAGTCCAAGGGACACAAGAAAACTAGGAGAAGCATTGTGGGAAAACAGACATTCGAAAGAAAAATCATTAAGATGGATGAAAAATGATCCTGTCAGCTTTGAAGCTTTAGGTATGCAAGACCCTAAGCCGAATAAAGGACTTTTATATCCTAATCAGTTTAAAACTTATACAAAATTACCGCAAGGGCTAATAGAGAATTATACAGATACAGCTGACAAAGGAAATGACTATTTAGCATCTGTGAGTTATATCAAAAGCGGAGATTTCTATTATATCGTTGATATGATTTATACACAGAAAGCGATGGAAGAAACGCTGGAAATGGTGAGTGAAATGTTTAATAGGCTACCTCATCACTGTGCTGTTATAGAGTCGAACAACGGTGGAAGAGGATTTGCTAGAGAAATAAGACAGAAACTCACTAAAAGGTTTTTAATAGAAGATTTTACGCAGACTCAAAACAAAGAAGCTAGGATTTTATCAAACTCAGTAGCAGTAAACGACAAGGTAATATTTCCTGACGGTTGGGAGAGTAAATATCCTGATGTTTATAAATCTTTGACTAGGTTCATGAGAGATATACGAGCTAATGAACACGATGATATTGAGGACGTTCTAACTGCTATTATTGAGCGAGGAAATAGAATTAAAGCCAAAGCAATACAAAATCCATTCGCATTATAAGGAGAATTTATGAATATAAGAGTTAGATTGCATGAAATAATTAGAGAACAAGAGTCGAGGAACGCAAAATTTTATAATTGGTACGAAAAGTTTAGAACTGATAAAGTACCAATTTTTTTGAGAGTTTTACCGACTGCTCAAAAGATAAATAATAAGCTAAATCATGATTATGTAAGCTTGCTAGTAAACACTAAAGTAAATCATTACCTCGGTTCTCCTGTCTCGATTATGATAGAAGATGAAGATGAAGAGCTTACAAAATTGATTAAAAGATTTAAGAGATATACAGCTTTCAACAGAGTGCTTGGAGAAGTTGGAAAGCAAGCTGCAATCTACGGATATGGATGTATGCTTGCTTATGTAGATAAAAATGGAGAGTTCGATTTTATAGAAGTAGAGCCGTATGCTTGTTATATAGCTGATGATTTAGCTGCTAGAAGGGTGTTACCTTGCTACAAGGAAGAGGAACAGAAGACAGTACGATTTGAAGTTTATGATGAAAAGAACGTTTATATCTTAGAAGGAGCGAGTGAACACACTTTAGAGATAATCGAGGAAAAACCGCATATGTTTGACGGAATACCGCTTTTCAAGGTGAAAAACAACAAGGAAGAGATAAATGAGTTTTATAGAGTTAGAAAGCTAATTGACGGATTAGACAAGCTTTATTCTGATTTGTCTTCTGAGATTGAACAGTTCAGGCTGGCTTATTTAAAATTTATGGGTACAGAGCCGGACAAAGAAGCAATTCTTCAAATGGTACAAACTGGAGCTATAGTGCTTCCTCCTGATAGCGATGTGGACTTTATCACCAAGGCTATGGCTATTACTGAAGTCTTGGAACTAATCAAAAAAGAGGAAAAGAATTTGTTTAAATTTGCGATGTCGTATGACCCAACAGATGTGGAATATGCAGGACAACTTACGAACCTCGGTATATTCTTTAGAATGTCGCTTATAAATAACAATTGCAGAAATACTATTCACTACTTCACAGAAGGACTTTACACGTTATTTGAATTTTATAGTCAATATCTGGAGAAAAAAGGTATCAAGCTAGATCCTTATGAAGTTGATTTTCAATTCACTTTAGAAACTCCTAGAAACCTTGAGGAAGAGGCTCAGATACAAAAAACTTTGGACGGAATTGTATCAACTGAAACTAGAATGAAATTAGCGTCATTTATAGAAAATCCAACTGAGGAAAAGAAGCGGCTAGATGATGAGCTTTCATCAGTCACATCAGATGATTACTCATTTGGAAGTGATGTATATGATAGAGAAGAGTAACAAAAACTACTGGGAAGAGAGATTTGCTGCAGTCGCTAACAAAGCTTGGAGTAAAACTGAAAAAGTAAATAAAGAATTAAAAAAAGTCTATAAATCAGCACTAAAAGAATTACAGAAAGATTTAGCTGAATGGTTAGCAAAATATCAAGCTTTGCATGATTTAGATGAAGTTGATATGAAGAAAATAATGTCTAAGACTGAAGCAGCTGAATTTAGAAACACTGTAAAATGGTATATAGAACAAATTCAAAAGCTTGGAATAGAAAGTGAAGAAGGCAAAAAATTATTAAAGGAATTGGACGTTATGGGTGGTAGAGTTAAGTATCAACGATACGAGGAACTGATAACATCAATTAGATATCAAACGCTCGTAATTTCTGAAGAACTCAACAAAACTACTCAATTGCATCTGTTCGATACAGTGAAAGATGTCTATAAAAGAAGTCTTTATGAGTTAGACCAAGCAGAAACGTCAGGATCATTCGCAAGTTTTAGCTTTTTGGATGATGAAAAAATTAGAAAAGTTATAGCAACGCCCTGGAGCGGTAAACAATTTTCTAAACGAATTTGGGACAATAGAACAGAATTGGTTGGAACTTTGAGAAATACAGTTACAAACGGGATTATTCAAGGTCATCCTTTCAAAAAAATGTCCGAAAAGTTACAAAAAGATATGGAAGTTGGTTATTATCAAGCTAGGAGAATAGTTGAAACTGAAACTTCATTCGCTATCTCTGTTGCAAAAACACAATCTTATAAAGATTTCGGAATAGAAAAGTATAAATTTTCAGCTGTTTTGGACAATCGAACGTCTAAAGTATGTAGAGATTTAGACCAAGAAGTTTTTAAAGTTTCAGAAGCAAAAACTGGAATAAATTTACCTCCTATGCACCCGTTTTGCAGGAGTACAACCTACCCGGCAGTTTTAAATGAACAAGAAACGATTAATGCAGATAGATTTAGCAGAAATCCGAATGGAAAGAAATTTGAAGTGTATGGAAATCTAAATTATGAAGCTTGGAATAAAGTGTATGGTATTGATTTAAGAGACGATATAAGAAACAAGTACAACTTAAAGGTAAATAAGGATAGTCAAGGTAAACATATTGAAGGCAGTAAAACATTTAAAGCTGGACTTAATAAAAGTGAGATAACAATTTCTATAGATGAAGTTCAAGAGTTAGTTAATAAATATGCCGGGACAGGTAAAATTGAAAAAGCAAACGGAAAAGTACGGGTAGAAACAGTTGCAAGTAATAAATTTGTAGGCATAGTGAAAGGTAATAAAATTAAAGGAAAAGGAAAGCGTACAAGAAAATTTAAAATTCATTATAGCAAGAACGGTACGCATATAGTTCCGTTTGGAGGGAAGGTAAAAAATGAATTTAGAAAAGAAATCGATCGAAATTGAAAAAAAATATAGTTGGTACAATAATCGTGTATATGTAAAAGTAAGGCTAAAAAATGGAGAAGTTTATGAAGGACGTTTTGTAGATTATACTTCCAAGGAAGATAATGAAGATGCATATCGTGAAGAACCAAGCATTACTCTATTTCCTCCTAAGTTTCCATCTTATGCTTATGAACTTTATGAAAGCGATATCGAAGATATAGAAGTGGTTAAAGTCCTCAAATGGGGTAATGGTGATGAAGATGAAGATGAAAATCCATTCAAACGCTATTTACCTCCTCTAGATGATGACAAAAACAAGAATAAAGGCGAATAAAACTTGGGAAAGTGAGACTCTGTTCTTGCTTTCTCTTTTTTTTTAAAAAAAATAAAAAAAATTGTTGACTTATAAAAAGATTATGTTTATAATTATGTCAGTGATTTACAAAAAGGAGGAGCTTAAATGGAGGAAAGAAAATGTAACGTTTCCTTTAGTAGAGCTGGAAATGGAATTGGAGCAAGGATAATTCTATCAGTACCACTTTTAAGAAAACTTGGGATTACTCAAGAAGAAAGAGAGGTTATTGTTAGTTACGATGAGGAAAATGAAGTTATCACGATACGAAAGGACAAATAAAAAAAGCTCCTACAGTTTAGTCACTAAACAATAGGAGCTCCGTGTTGTACAATAGTATAATACAACCCTAACCAAGTGTATTATACAACACGGACTCCTAAAAATCAAATATTTTTTAGGAGGATTTATGAGAATTATTAACCTACCACATCAGTTATTTCAAATGGAAAAACGTGAGATAGGAGGTGGGAAATAATGCAGAAAAGAGTGTTGGTAAACTTTATAAAAGTACTTTATGAAAACAAGATAATCGTAGATGATGTAACAAAAGCAGAAGCAGAATTCGAACAAGCTTTAAAGAAAGTGAGCGAGTTGCTAATTGATAAGCAAGAGATAGCAGCGTTTATAATGCTAGAAAATAGCGTTTTAACTTTAGTAGACGTTATAAAACATCAATATTTCAATCACGGCTTAATTGCACAAGATTTCCTAGACAACATGGTAATGTACAGAAGTCCAGTAAAGGAAGTGGTGTAAGATGGAAATGATGGTAACGATTGAAAAAGTAAACAATATTCTGGTAACAACAAGTAATAGAGTTGCGGAAGAATTAGGAGTAGAGCACAAATCTTTAATAAGGAAAATCGAGCAATATTTAACATATTTTAGCTCGGCACAACTTTGTGCCCAGTTCTACATCCCTAGTAATTACAAGACTAGAGACGGTAGAATGGTGAAAAATTACCTAATAACTAAAAAAGGTATCGCTCAATTGGTTGGAGGATATTCTAGTGCAGTTCCAAAGGCGTTTGAATTAAACGTGGCATATATCAATAAATTTGAAGAAATGGAACAAGAGTTAAAAGGAAGTGTTCCTCGAAGTTATGCAGAAGCACTTTTAGAAGCGAGTCGTTTAGCTTTTGAAAATGAAAGACTGCTATTAGAACAACAAGAGAACGCTCACAGAATAGGATTTGCTAAAACTATAGAGTTATCAGAAGACGGAATATTGATAAGAGAATTCTGCAAAATCTTAGCGAATGAAGGAATAATGCTAGGAGAGAAAAAGTTATATCAGTATCTACGAGAAAACGGATATATATTCAAACACTCTACAGAAGCGACACAAAGAGCAGTAGAACAAGGATTATTTGTTGTAAACGAGAGAGCGATTGCTACTGTAAACGGAAGCAAACTAACATTTACAACGAAAATAACTGGAAAAGGACAGTTGTTCTTTCTAGAAAAATTGAAAAAAGAATTTAAGTAACAACTAACCCCTTGGGATTATCCTGAGGGGTTTTTATTTGCTTAAAAATCGAAAATAGTCGTAGTGTACCATTTTTGTGGTAATGAAACGTGTTAGGTTGAAGGGCTAACTTAAAAAAGGAAGAACTTAGGAGGTTTTATGAAAGAAAATGGTTTTTATAATGATGAAAAAAATGAGGATTTAGGAGGAAATGCGGTGCAAGGTGGACAGGAACCTGGACAAATTGATTATGCAAATCTTTTAAATGATCCGAAGGCTTTAGAAGTGTTTCAAAATTCAGATTTCTTCAAAAAAGCGATTCAATCTGAAAGTGACAAGGTGAGAACAAAAGCTACGAATGAAAAGAAGAGTTTTGAACAGTTAATCGGAGATCAACAAAAAGAAATACAAGAGTTAATGACTTTCAAAAATGAGTCAATAAAGAAAGATATTTTAGTGAGGCTTGGAGTACCGGTACAGTTTTGGGAATTCATTCCTGCAGGCACTGAGGAAGTAATAAAAGCAAGTGCTGAAAAACTTCTATCTGCTCATAACTCGCTACTTGCTAACGAAGTAGATAAGAGATTTAGAGCGAACGGAAGTAACCCTGGAGTGGATTCTAAAAATTCAGGAATCACTAAAGAACAGTTTTCTAAAATGACTTATGTAGATAGAGCAAGACTTTATCAAGAAAACAGAGAACTCTACAACGAACTAAAAAAATGAGGAGGTCATAAAAAATGGCAGGAACAACTATGTTAGAAAATTTAATAAATCCTGAGGTATTAGCCGATATGGTTACAGCGGATATGGAGAGAAAGATTAAATTCTCACCATTGGCGGTTGTAGGAACAAAATTACAAAATGGTCCAGGGGACACTTTAACAATGCCTAAATACGAGTTTGTAGGTGAAGCTGAAGACGTTGCAGAAGGTGCAGCTATTCCTATTGAACAGCTTACAACTAAATCTACAAAAGTAACAGTTAAAAAAGTTGCAAAAGGTATTGAACTTACAGATGAAGCGGTTTTATCGGCATACGGTGACCCGGTTGAAGAAGCTAGAAAACAGTTATCTTCAGCAATAGCTTATAAAATAGATAGCGATTGTATAGCAGCTTTAAACACTGCTAAAGCTCCTTATTTGCAAGGTGACGGTACAGCTCTTCTTGATGCCGCAACAGTAGCAACTGCTAAAGTTAAATTCGGAGAAAATATTGATGATCCATCAATTTTATTTATTACTCCAGCTCAATATGCAGAGTTTCTAAAAGACCAAAATTTCATTGATATCTCAAAAATGACTGAAGCCGTGCTAATGAGCGGGGTTGTTGGAAAAATCTACGGATGTCAAGTTGTAGTATCTTCAGGATGTCCTGTTGCATCTGGAAAAGTATCGAACTTCATTGTCCAAGCTGGAGCTTTAGGAATTGAAATGAAGAGAAATGTACAGATTGAAACAGACAGAGATATCACTTATAAGAAAACACTGATAGTAGCAGACCAACATTACGTTGCGTATCTAAGAGACGTTACAAAATGCGTTAAAATCCTTGCTAAACAACCGTCATAACGGTGATGCTATGTTAAGTAGCAACTTGAAATATATGAACATCGGAGCAGTCAAAAAAGGATTTGAAAATGCAACGACACAAGAATTAGAAAGACTTTGTGTAGAAGGAGCAAGCAAGGTTGTGGCTTATGCAACTGAAGCTACTCCTGTCTCAAAAAGTCGCAAAGGTCACACTGGTGGGCGATTGAGAAAAGGTTGGGAACTATCTAATCTAATAAAATCAGGAAATAGTGGTTTTAAATCTAGAAAAATAATCGTTTACAATGCTGTTGAATATGCTGTTCATGTCGAATACGGACATAGAACACGACTTGGAACAGGAAAAACCCATGGTAAAGGAAAAGGGAAAAGGGTTGTTGATGGAGTGTTTATGTTAAAAAGAGCTTTAGAGAAAGTAGCTGATAGCTTATGAATATACCGCAAATTACGTTGAAATACTTCGAGGAAGTATATGTAGAACACATAGCAGAATTGTATAGAATCACAGTTGAGGAACTAGAAACGAAAGTGAGCGGGGATTCTGATACAAGTCTCAACAAAAGAGCAGAAAGATATATAAAAACTTATCTTAGAAATAGAGATGAACTGCTCACAGAGGATAACTGGTGTGCGGCTAAAGAGCTTTACATTCAATGGAAACTGTTCGAGGAGATAGAGTTGGAAGAAGTGAGTAAGGATAAAAAAGAATCACTGTACGAACTTCTAGAGCTACTGAGAGCAACAGCAGAAAGAAATACTACCGAAAACGCCATGGCTAAATTTTTTTAGGTGATAAGAATGGAAAGGTTATTAACTTTAAAACAAGAGTTTGAGAAGAAATATCCTCGATGGATATTCAAGTTGGAAGAGTGCACAGAAGACATCAAACTACAAGATAAAGCGGTATATCTTATCGTGACTGGAGAAACTGAAAAGGAAAAACAAAAGACGCTCGAGGTTAGTTTTTTCTTTTTAAGAACTAAGGTAAAAGACGGATTTCTAAACTTCAGAAAGGAAGTTAAGGAATTTATAAAGTTTGTGAGAGAGGTCATAGATGACTTCTCTTTCAATTCATTATCGTGGAATATCGATTATGGAGTAGAAACGAAAGAAGGTTCTTTGAGGGTTGCAGAAATAAAAGCAACGTTCGATATAACAGGAACTGCAACTATAGAAGACGGAATGATGATGAATGTGCTAAATTTAAAATTTTTAGGAGGTAAAAATGGCTGATTCAAATGTAGTAGAAATGCGTCAAGCAAAAGCAGCTCTAACTTCACTTATAGAAGAAAAAGCGAGCGGAGTGGGTCAAATTAACCCTTCGCCGATTGTTCAAGTACTGTTTAAAACTCTCGCTAGAACGGCAATTCAGAAATCAGATAGAGGAATTGTATATATAATAGTAAAAGATACTGTTCAAACTGAGAAATATGTAAGTATCAAGACAGTGAGTGATCTAGATGAAGCGAATTGGGAGACTAAGAACTATAATCTAATTCAAATGGCTATGGAGAACTATCCGCCGTATAAAATTATAGTTAGAGTGCAAGGTGAAGGAGAGTCAATCACAACAGTTCTAAAAGAACTTGAAATTAAGCAAATTACACATTTAGCGTGTCCTTACGTATCTAACACTGAGGACGTAACAGTTTGCACATGGATTAAATCGAGAGTAGGAGTGCAAGATATCGTATATGTGTCCTCATATGCTAACAATTCTGACACTTGTGCTATTGTTGAGCTAAAAAACACAGGAACTTATGTACATGAGCTTGGAAACTTTACTGCTCAAGAGTATACAGTAGCAATTGTTGGAGCTATTGCAGGATGTCCTTTAAACAGATCTCTAACTAATGCGGTCATGACTAATTTATTAAGCGTAGAGGATACAGAACCGGAAAATGGCAAATTGGTACTTACAAATGATGACGGAGAAGTAAGAATAGTATATGCTATCAACTCTAAAACAACATTTGATAGCACTTGGAAGTCACAAACTAGAAAAATCAAGGTATACGAAGGTATGAATATAGTTAAATACGATATTCAAAATACTTTCAGAAAGTATTGGCTTGGTCTTTATATCAATAACTACGACAATAAGAAAGCATTTGTATCTAACGTAAACAAAGTTTACTTTAAAGAATTGATGCCGAACGTGTTATCTTCTGATTATGAGAATAAACTTGAAATAGATTATGAAGCACAGAAAAGTTACATTGTCCTAGACGGTGGAGACCCGGATTTAATGACAGAAACAGAGATTTACAAATATTCGACCGGTGACGAGGTTCATTTAACTGGTCAAGTTAGATTCTCAGACACCATGGACAACTTAGAAGTAGAAATAACAATGTAGGGAGGTAAAAATGGCTGATACAACAAGATTAAGAGGGAATCAAGTACTGAATGGTTCCTTCGGGACTTTATGGATAGATAACGTTCAGATTGCAGAAGTGAAAGATATAGAAGCTAAAGTAACAGCAGATAGAGAAGATGTGCTTCTAGGCTTATCAAAAGACTCTAAAATGGTCTCGTTAAGTGGAAGTGGTAGTTTGACTCTATACAAAGTTTATTCAAGAGCTAACGACATTTTAACGTCTCTAGCGAAAGGAACAGATAAAAGGGTAAGACTAGTTTATAAGATAGAGGATCCTGACGCTGTTGGAGGACAAATTGAAAGGGTATCTATAGATAACGTTTGGTTCAATGAAATAGATGTTGCTAAATTTGCAAGAGGTTCTGTTGTTGAAGATTCGTACAGCTTTGGATTTACGCCTGAAGATGTCGAATTCGAGGATAAAATTTCATAATAGGAGGATAAAATGTCGATTGTAACAGTACAAGATTTATTAGCGAATAGAAAGAAACTTAAAGAACAAGCTAATAAAAAAATAAGGCTATTTTCCAAAGAACTTGGCGGTGAACTGGTATTTAAAGCAGTCACTGCTAAATCTTGGTTAGAAATATTAAATATGGACTATGCTGATAAAGATGCAGTTATTCTCTATGAGCATTGTCTTGAACCGAATTTGAAGGATGATTTATTGCTTGAATCATCGAAAAGTAAATTCGAACCGTACTCGATGGTTGATAAGTTCTTCTCTTTTGAGACAAAATATCAAATTGTTGCAGAGCTTTTAAAAGAATCTGGACTTAATCAAAAATCAGAGAAGGTTATAGACTTAATAATTGATGATATAAAAAACTGATTAAGAGCGACTGGAAAATTAAAACAGTCGCTCATTATTTAAAAAAAGGCTATTCACTGAAAGAACTTAAAGAAATGTCTGAAATGGACATGTTATTTTTATATACAGTCATGGCTGAGGAATACAAGGTGGTGAGATAATGAGAAATGAGCAGATTTTAACAGCAGTCTTTGAAGTTAGAGATGACTTTTCTGGAACTATGCAGAAGTTCGAAAATCAAGCCACGCAGGCATCTGAGACTTTTAGAAAAGAGTTTACAAGTGCTTATGAATCAGCTATGAAAATTCAACAACAATTTCATAAGCAAACTTCGCAAAATAACGGTTTTATGTCTGATTCAGCTAGCGGAATTAAAGCTCAAATTCCTGTTCCTACTGAGTTTTCAGTAAAGAACGCAGGAAATAAATCGGGTGTGATGTGGGCGGCAGCTTTTGGTGCGGCGGCTGGACCGATTATACGTGGAGCAGCTGATAAAACACTTGGAATTTTTACAAGTGCTTTTGAGTCATATGTGGATCTAGAAAAAATGTTGACTAGAAACAAAGCGATGATGGGAGTTACAGATGGCGAATTTGAGCAACTGAAATCTCAAGTAAAAAGTTTAGGTGCAGAAACAATTTATACAGCTCAACAAGTCGCTCAAGCTCATCAATATCAGGCGATGGCTGGGATGAAGACAAATGAGATACTAGCCGTAACTCCTACATTGTTAAATTTAGCGACTGCAGCAGGAGAAGATTTAGGAAGAGTTTCAGATATAATAACTGATAACTTATCAGCGTTTGGGCTTGGAGTAGAAGATGCCGAACGATTTGCAGATATCTTAGCAAGTATGGCTAATGCAACAAATACAGACATCTCGATGATGGGAGAAGCGTTTAAATACATAGGGTCTACTTCTAGAGCAATGGGAGAAGACATGGAAGAAGTCGCTATAATGCTTGGAATGCTTGCAGATAACTCTATTAAGAGTTCACAAGCAGGAACTTCTTTAAGGAGTATTTACGCACGTTTAGCAAAGCCTACAGAGGATATGAGGAAACAATTAGAAAAGACTCAAACTACTTTCTATGATAGCGAGAGACGCTTTAAAGGTTTAAGAACTATCATGAAAGAAGTTAAACCTCAGCTCGATAAAATGAGTGACGCTGAAAGAAATTTGTGGCTTTCTACTGTGCTTGGAACTGAAGGAATGGCTGCATGGAATGCGATGATGAATAACTCAGCAGAAAATACAAAAAAAGCTGAGAACGCAGTAAGAAACGCTCATGGTGCTACAAAAGAATTTGCGGAAAAGATGAACGGAACGTATGACGCTAAAGTTCAACAATTTCAAAGTGCGTGGGACGGTTTAAAGCTCGCATTAGGAGAAGGAATAGCTCCGGTTGTTACTGAAACGCTTAAAACGCTCACAGGCTATATAAACAAGCTAACAGCCAGTGGAACGTTTGACCCGCAGAATATTCAAGCGTTCTTTAATACGATAACAAATAACGCAAGTACGGCTTTAAAAACACTTGAAGGAGTTGCTATAGCTTACTACGGAATCCGTGCAGCAGCAGGAGACCCAACAGCGTGGGTAAAACTTGGACTAATAACATCTCAACTAGGTTATAGTCTTGGTAAAGATTTAGCAAATAAACATTTAGAAGAGCGTCAAAAAAAACGTGAGGAAGAGGAAAAACAAGGATATCGAACAGTTACAAAACGTGGCGATAGAGGAGAAATAATCAAAGAAAAAAAATATCTTCCGCTACAGAAAGAAAACTTTACACAGAATGACATAGATCAAGGAATAAAATTAAACAATTATTTATATCCGAATCAAATGAAACCGCCTGGAAATTTTGATTATAATAAAAAACTTGATTTAATCAAGGATGTGCAACCTCCGCAAATAACGGATAATTCGCAAAATAGTGTAGATCAATCAAAAACTATAACGTTAAATATAACAGGAACAATAATCAATAATACAACTGATTTAACAGCTTTTGCTAATCTTATTAAAGATACAGTTGCAACAGTTTAGGAGGAAAAATGAGTCTAAAAAAACCAACATTCACATTAATTAATCAAGGTATTCCTTTCATTTTTGTAGTTCCTCCCGTTGATTTGAGGATAGAACACGGACAAGATAAAGAAGTTGTAAATATTATAGATTTTGGTGAAAAAGTATTCATGGGAGAAAGGCAGGCTATCAAAATTTCTTTTGGTAGCTTCTTTCCTCACACAAAATCGCATTTTTACTCATCTTTAAATCCTCTAAATCCAGTTGGCTGCATGGAGCAACTGAAAAAGTGGAAGGATAATAAAGCTGTTTTAAAGTTCATCATTCCAGAATGGACTTATTATATAAAGTGTCGTATAGATGCAATTACTGAAACCAGAAAAGACCACACTGGTGATATTTATTACGATATTTCCTTGATAGAAGAACCGTCAAATAGCGGTATTATTGACGCTTTAACTGGTCTGTTCGGGAGGACAACATGAAAGTTAAAGCAGGAGATACAATCTATACAAAAGTTTTTAAAGAAATTACCTGGGGCGGAAATATCGATGGCTCGGCTAGATATTTGGAACTGGTAGCAACACAAGAGTTTAAATGCAGTGTTGGAGATAAAATCGAATTAATAACTGATGAAGATATCTCAATTTTTGCTGGAAGAGTATTCACTTATCAAATTAAGACAGATACAAAGATGATTAATATTAAAGCTTATGATAATGCTATTTATTTGAATAAAAATAGATTTGTTAAAAACTTTTATAATAAATATCCTTCAGAAATAGTTAAAGAAATCTGCGGAGAAATAGCTCTCGAGGTAGGAGAATTACCTGCAGATATCGGGATTCAGTTCTCTTTTCCTGCCTTGAATAGAACAGGATATGAGATACTCCTCTCTGCTTACACTTTACAACACAGGAAGGATGGAAAAATATATTCAATAGTTTCTAATGATGAAAAAATAGAAGTTGTTGAGCAAGGAACATTAATTGACTCGATAACTCTTTCTAGTCAGACAAATATAATAAAGAGCCAATATTCTGAGAGTATCGAGGATATGATAAATCAGATGATTGTATATCAAACTGAAAATGAAAATATACAAATTAAAGATAAAGTGCAAAATGAAGAAGATATCAAAAAATATGGTGTTTTTCAATCAGTTATTCAATATACAGAAGATAATAAAGCACTATTAAATCCGCAAGAAATGTTGAAAGGACTAAAACAAGAAGGCAGACTAAGAGCGATAGGTGATGTGGACTTAGTGAGCGGATATACTGTTGCAGTTGAAGAACCTCACACGCAACTCGTAGGACAGTTTTTAATTTCTGAGGACAGGCACGTTTGGACAAATACAAGTCATCTTGTAGATCTTACATTAGCTTTTGAAAATGTAATGAATAAAGTGCAGTTTGAAGAGTATAAAGAAAAAGCTGAAAAGAAAAAGAAGACTAAAAAATCAACAAAAAGCAAAACGCAAAAAACGCACTGGTCTGTAGTCGAAGGAGAAGGACAAGTTGGAAAGGATGAAATATAATGAAAAGTGCTGAAATGACTTTAGTTCACGCAATGGACGAATTAATAAATAAAAGATTACCTTCTAACAATTTAATAATAGCTTCAGTAGTTTCAGTTCCTCCAGCTTTAAGTATAAAGTTTTCTGAAGTTACTATACCGCCTGAAATGATTTATTGCTCAAATTATCTATTACCGAACTACGTTAGAGATTATAAACTTGAAGGTACTATAAACACTATTCATCAAGACTATAATAGCTCTGATATGAGCTTAGAAGGACAAGGACCGCACAAACATCAACTAAATAGTTCTGACGCCTCAGGAACGTATGAAACGCAAGGAAAAATTTGGTGGACAAATACATTAAATGTTGGAGATGAAGTCATTGTAGCGGTAGTTGGTCAATTTTACGTAGTTTTGGATAGAATCATAAAAATGCCTAACTCAGCAGCAGAAGGAGGTGCTTGATGGTAAGTTTTGACGCTTTTTTAAATGCTGTTACTGAAGAGGATAATGAGGAACAAGAATTAGAGACGTTTAGAGAGTATGCTATAGATTTAGACACAGGAGAACCTCTTTTGAAAAATGGAGAAATAATAATTTTGGAAGAAAATGAAGCTCTAAAAGTCTGGATTTGGAAAGCTATAAAAACAGAAAGATATAAATACAAAGCTTATTCAGATTCGTATGGAAATGAGATGCACGAGGAGATAGGAACAGTCTATAATAGTTCAATAAAAAGACAAATGTTATTTTCAGAAATTCAAGACTGTCTACTTGTAAATCCTTACGTCGAAAGAGTTCATAGCTTTGATACTGAGCTGTCAGAAGACGGAGATTTAAAGATTTCCTTTTCGGTAGATACTATCTATGGCTCAATAACTAGCGAGGAGATGTATATATGGACATAAAGCAGGCTTGGGAAATTAAAAGCGGAATACTCGAGCAATTAAAAAATACTTTATCAAAAATCGAAGGTAGTTACAATTATGATATTGCTGCATCAACAGCGATACAAATAGAAGAGATATATCAATATGCAAAATGGCTTGAAACGCAATGCTTCCCCTGGAGTGTTAATGAGGACGAATATCTAGACGCTCATTTAGCTGAATTTGGACTTGAAAGAAGAGGGGCGACTGCTGCGACAGGAACTATTACGATTGAAGGAAAAGCATCAGCTATTATTTCTTCAGGATCAATAGTAGTTTCAACAAGTGGAGTTAAATACACGACTCTAGAAAATGTTTTACTAGATGCAAACGGGAAAGGTAGTTGCTCAATAGAGTGCTTAGAAACTGGAACAGTAGGAAACTGTGGAGTAGGAGATATTCAATATTTTGAAACAGCTATCAAAGATGTTTATAAATGCTATAACGAAGATGCTATAGAAAGCGGATTTGATATTGAGCCTTTTGAAGAGGCAATGACTAGGATGTATGAAAAGGCTAGAAATCCGGCTCATAGCGGGAATGTAAACGATTATACAAACTGGGCTAAGTCGATATCTGGAGTTGGGAAAGTTAAAGTAATATCAGCAGGAGAATATGATGTAGAACCAGGTCATGTAAGACTATTAATTGCAGATTATGACTTGCAACCTGCACCGACCGAATTAATCGAGAATGTTCAAACTTATATAAATACAGTAAAACCGGTCGGAATTGACGTATCTATCGAATCTTTTGAGGATTATTCATTCAGTATTTCATTAGACATTAGAGTGAAAAAAGGAGTAGTTACTGAAGAAGAATTTAAAGAAAATCTTACAAATGTATTAAACGTGAGTTTAGGAACTGAAGAGTTCACAAGTTATAATATTCTTTCTTTAGCAAAAATCGGTAATTTGATAATGACGCTAGACGGTGTTGTGGATTATGATAATTTAACTATCAATTCTAAGACAAGTAATATCAGTCTTACAGAATTAAGTGTGGCTACATTGAAAGAAATAACGGTGGTGAATTTCTATGAAGTTGAGTAGTTACATTTCAAAGGCGGCTAACAACTCATTAGTTAGCTCGCTTTTGGAGTCAATAGAAACTGAATTAGAAATTTCGAAAAAAGTTTTAGAAACGATCAAGGATAATAGCTTAATTATCTCTTGTGATGAATCAACAATAGAAAAATGGGAAGAGTTCTTCAACATTACTTATCCTAGCGATTGGACTTTACAAGACAGATTGGAACAGGTTCTTTATACAAAAAATGGAAGAGGAACATTTACAATAGCATCTTTAAAAGAACAAGCAAATATATTTACTAATGCTGATATAGATGTTGAAGAGCTTTATGATGAGTATCACTTTATAATTCATTTTACAAGCGTGATAGGAGTTCCGAGCAACTTGGATAATTTTAAAAATATGGTTAATGTGAATAAACCTGCACACTTGACTTATGAAATAGTATTTAGATACAGAACTCATAATGAGCTAAGATCTTATCAACATCAGCATTTACATAAATTTACACATAATGAATTAAGAGAACGAGGTGAGCTATAAATGCCGAATTACACTGAAATACTAGAACTGGAGAAACCGTTGCAAAACGAATATTATGACGTTGATAAAAGAAATGCGAATTGGGATAAAATAGACGATTGGGCAGGAACTATTAACGAAAAAACGCAACAAGCAACAGATGAGAGTTATGGAATAACAAAATATGGGACTGTCCAGGGGACTGCTTTGGAAGGTCATAGGTTAGCTGAAAGTTTAGGAGTAAAACAATATGGTGGTACAGTTCAAGAAGAGGGAACTAAGCTAGAAGGATATTCGTACTATTGTACTGCAAATCAAGACATGTATTTATGCACAAAAGAGAACTCATTAAATTACACAGACGCAAGCTATTTCACAGCATTTTCAAACAATGCACTTTTGAATAAATTAAATAATTTAGTACAAATTAGACACGAAGATGGATGGCACATCTTTGAATATCAAAACGGCTATGTAGAAATGTGGAAAACAAAAGCTGTTGTTTTTTCTGG